CCATCTTAGAGAGTGATGTAGGGCCACAACTCCTATATTTCTTGGCATCAGATGATGACTTTGCTAAACGATTGACAGAAATGCCAGTTGTTAAAGCTCTTAGAGAAATAGGCAAGTTAGAAGCTAAATTTGAAGCAAAAGAAGCTAAATCTTCTAAAGCCGAAAAAGTCAGGGAAACTGTTTCAAGTAGTAAAGCACCTGAACCGATCAAGCCGTTAAGCGGTGGCAAAGTTGGCAAAGATGTGATGATAGACACCAATGGTGAATTTCATGGCACTTATGCTCAATGGAAAGCTGCAAGACAGGCTGGAAAAGTCAGATAAACCTAATTTTTTTGGAGAATTAAAATGGCAAATACGCTATTAACTATCTCTAAAATCACCAACGAAGCGTTGATGGTTTTAGAAAACGAATTAACATTTACATCAGAAGTAGACCGCAACTATGATGACCAATTCGCTGTTGTTGGCGCAAAAATTGGCGCAACAGTTAACGTTCGTAGACCTGGTCGTTTCATCGGTACAACTGGCCCAGCTTTAAACGTAGAGGACTTGAACGAAACTTCAGTTCCTGTTACTTTATCAACCCAGTTCCATGTGGATAAACGTATGTCCACATATCAAGAGGCTTATTTACTAGCTGCTTGATTGGCAAAATTCTCTCTGATTGACTTGGAAGCCCAGAAGTGGGCGACAGGGCGCAAGCAAGGCAACTGTGCAGCGTGAACGACTAAGTGAGAGAACCCTGATAAAGGGATGCGATAGTCTGAACATTGGGATAACTTAACAAGAAACCGATGAGAGCGACCTGAAGCGGAAGCTCCACTACAGAACAGCGTAGGGGTAACAGAATGACACAATTCACAACACAGGACTTAGCATTGTCCTTGGATATGTTTAGCGACAGAATCCTAAAGCCTGCTGTAGCTGCTATTGCCAACAAAATTGACTTTGATGGCACGACTACTGCTGCTTTAAACACAGCTAACATCGTTGGTACTGCTGGTACTCCTCCAACTGGCTTGTATACATACTTGTCAGCACAGGCTTACCTCGATTCCGAAGGCGCACCTCGTGATGGTCGTAGATCATGTATCGTTGAGCCGTTCACTTCTGCAACTATCGTTGACAGCTTGAAAGGTTTATTTGTTCCTACTGAGCAGATCTCTAGCCAATATACAAAAGGCTTGATGGGTCGTGATTCAGGCGGTATGAACTGGAAGCTTGACCAAAACATCGTGTCACAAACTTTTGGTAACTTCTCTAGCTCAACTGTAACTGCTTCTGTAGCTACAACAACTGCAACTGGTTTCTTGACATCTGGTTGGGCTTCACAGTCCACTATCACTTTGACTGCTGCTAATACAGGCACAATCAACTTGAACGCTGGTGACACTTTCACTATCGCTGGTGTATATGCAACTAACCCACAAAATCGCCAACCATACGGCACAAACAAACTGCGTTCATTCGTAGTTAAATCTGCTGTTAGCGTAGCTTCAGGTGCTTCTGTTTCTGTAATCGTATCTCCAGCAGTTATCTCTGGCGGTCAGTTCCAGAACGTAAGTATTCCTGTTCCTGCTGCTTCTGCTGCTGTGACATTCTTTGCTTCACAATACAATGCAAGTGGAAATGGTTTAGTTTCTCCACAAAACATCGTAATGCATCGCAATGCGTTCACAATGGCTATGGCTGACCTTGAGTTGCCTGAAGGCGTTCACTTTGCTGGTCGTGCAAGCGACAAGGAAATTGGTCTATCAATGCGTGTAGTTCGTCAATACACCATTAACAATGACTCAATCCCTACTCGTGTTGACGTTCTGTATGGTTGGGCTCCTTTGTATCCTGAACTCGCTTGCCGAGTTGCAGCTTAATAATTAACGGATAAAGGAAAACTATTATGTCTAATCCAGGACCAGCAGTAACCACTTCGGCTCACCCAAGTAATGTAACAACTAATCAAGCGCAACGATTATTGGGTGTACTTAAAGGTGTGAATGTAAATGCAGCATCAGGAAGTTTCTTCCCTTTGCCAATCATTAACTCTACAACTTACCAGCCTAACTTATTAGTAGTTACTAACTCTAATAATGCAGGTGCAGCTACAGGTACTTTAACAAGTTTAGTATTAGGCATTACTACAACAGGTAGTGGTACACCAACTTCATTGTTTGGTGCTATTACTGCTTCACAGTTAGCTACAGTTCTTGGTGTAAGCCAAGTGGCAGCTTCTGCGGTGGTAACGTCTTATAACCAACAAGCGTTATTTGTCAATATTGCAACTACTACTGCGGTAGTAGGTACAGTTGATGTTTACGTTTATGGTTACGACTTTAGTTAATATCAAGTATCTTGAAGTATTAGGATAAAAGCCATGCCCAAAAAGTATGGCTTTTTTCTTATTTAACATATAATTGAAGTACCTTATCTAAAGGAAAAATCATGCCTTCTACTACTATTGCTCGTGGAAATGCAATTAGCACTTTCTACATTGCTCCATCACTTACTCCAGTTTCAGTATTGACATACGTTAGCCCATCTCAGACATTTAATGTGCCTGGCTTGCAAACTACTGACATTGTTTCTGTAATTGGATATAACGGCACTCAAACTTCAGGCATTATTGTTGCTGAAGCTGATTGTTTAACTGCTGGCGTATTGTCTGTTCAGTTTGGCAACATTACTGCTGGTACTTTGACTCCTGCTGCTGGTGTTTATACAATTCAAGTTGTACGACCTGAAGGTTCATTGCCTGTAACGGCTGTTTAAGGAGCTACATCATGGCTTACAATTCGGCTTTTTCTCCTTTTGGAGCTACTTATTTGGTTGGAACATCAGCCGTTCAAGTTAAAAGTAGCAATAATGTGTATCCTTCTGGGTATCGTATTTGCAACATTACTTCTAGCTTAATTCATGTAGGATGGGCTCCTCAAGAACCTAATGATGCAACAGTTACTCCTGTTGCAACTGCTCCTACTGCTGGTGTGCCTTCTATGAATGTATTAGCTATTCCTGCTAATGCTGTTGGTGTTTTTAGTTCTATTCCACCTAATGCGTGGTTTATTTCTAGTGCATCCGCAAGTGCAGAAATTACTCCTGGTGAAGGAATTTCATAATGGCAACTTCTAACGCTGTAGCAAGCACTTCAACTCAAAATATTGTTCCAGTTCAAGCTGCATTTAATACTGCTGGAGCTTGTTTGGGTTTAGTTGGCCCAGGTGGTGCATATTTTTCACCACCTTTAAGTGGAAATGCTGAAAATCCAGCGACTCTTTCGCTTGACGGATCATTGGTAATTTCAAGCGTAAATCCAACTGTTGCTTCAGGATTTGGTACTTCACCAACAATTACTGGAACAAATACTGCTGCATTTAAAGTAGTAGTTGGTACTGGCGGTGCTGCTGGAGGAACAATTACTTTGCCAGCAGCAGCTAATGGTTGGGTATGTCAAGCTTTTGATGTAACGGCTGGCACAACATTGTTTTTACAACAAACTGGAAGCACTACCACTTCTATTTCCGTAACTAGTTTTAGCATCACTTCAGGCTTGGCTGCAAATATGACTGCTGGCGATGTTATTCTATTTATGGCAATGGCTTATTAAGGAGCATTATGGCTGGCCCTTCTTCAACAGTAGATCAAAACCTACTGCCAGTTCAGGCTTATTTTGATGTTTATGGAAATTTCCAAACATTTATAGGTCAGGGTCAGCCTTTTTATGCAACGCTTAATCCTGTTCAATCAGGGTTAACCATTACCAATAGTACGATTAATAGCACCACAATCGGAGCTACAAGCCCTTCTACTGGCGTTTTTACTAATATCTCTACAGCTACTGGTCAGATTTCAACTGCTCCTTCTTCTGCTACCGATATAACAAATAAACTGTATGTAGATACTATTGCTCAAGGCTTAAACCCTAAAGCTGCTTGTAAAGTAGGAACTTTAACTAATATTACTTTGTCAGGTTTACAGACGATTGATGGTTATTCAGTCTTGGCTGGTAATCGAGTATTAGTTAAGAATCAAACAGCAACAGCCGATAACGGCATTTATGTAGCCTCTGCAAGCGCATGGACTAGAGCAGTTGACATGGATGTATGGGCAGAAGTGCCAGGAGCCTACACAGTCGTTTTATACGGCTCTCAAGCAAATACTGCATGGGTATCTACTTCTGCTGATACAGGAACTATTGGAGTTACTCCAATTACTTTTGTTCAGTTCTCTGGAATCTCTACTTATTATGCTGGCACAGGGTTAACCCTTGCTTCTAATACTTTTAGTATTACCAATACTGCCGTTACTACTGGCACTTATGGAAATGCTGCAAGAACGATTACTCAAACAGTAAATCAGCAAGGGCAACTCACTAACATTTTTGACCAGCCTATTGCTATTGCTGCTACTCAAATTACAAGCGGAACAATTAGTTCTAGCTTGATTAGCGGTTCTTATACTGGAATTACTGGTGTAGGAACATTGACTGCTGGAACTTGGAACGCAACTACTATTGGTGTTGCTTATGGCGGTACTGGGGCAACAACATTTACTGCTGGATATTTAAAAGCTAGTGGCACAACGGCATTTAGCACAGTTGCTTCTATTCCAAGTTCAGATATTACTGGCCTTGGCACAATGTCAACTCAAAATGCCAATGCTGTAGCAATTACTGGCGGTACTATTTCAGGTCTTTCTAGTCCTTTGCCTGTAGCTTCAGGTGGTACAGGCGCAGCTACTTTGACAGGCTATGTTAAAGGCAATGGAACAGGCGCATTTACAGCTTCTGCAACAATCCCAAATACAGCAATTACTGGTTTGGGTACTATGTCAACTCAAAACGCTAATGGCGTTGCAATTACTGGTGGCACTTTAAATGGAGTAGCAATCGGTGGAACAACTGCTGGTGATGGTACTTTTGATATTCTTACTGCCAATGTATCAAGATTAAATACTGCAACTGCAACAAGTCTGACTATTGGCACTTTGCCATATACGCCAGCTAATGCTTTAATTACAGCGCAAAGCTCTGCTACATCGTTCAATCAAGTAATTATTAGCAATACAAACAATACAAGCACAACTGCTTCTACAGACTATATTGTTAATAATTACAACTCTACCGATACCACCTATTATGGTGACTTTGGTATGAACGGCAATGCCTTTACAGGCACAGGCGCATTTAATCAGGCAAATAATGTCTATTTAACTGCTACTACTGTCGATTTAGCGATTGGCACAACAACTGCTAATGCTATTCATTTTGTAGTAAATGGTGGTGCTACTGATGCAGCAACAATTAGCTCTGCTGGTATTTTCTCTTTAGGAACAGCTTTAGCGATTGCTTCAGGCGGTACAAACTCTACAGCAACTCCTACGGCTGGCGGTATTGCCTATGGAACTGGTACTGCTTATGCTTTTAGCGCAGTAGGTACAACAGGGCAAGTTTTAACCTCTCAAGGTGCAGGGGCTCCAACCTGGACTACTCCAACTTCCTATGCGACTGTTACCGATGACACCACTACAAATGCAACTCGTTATCCTTTGTTCGCTAATCAAACAACTGGAAACCTTACAACTGAATATACAAGCTCTACTAAGTACCAGTTCAATCCTTCTACTGGCCTTCTTACAGCCACAGGATTTAGCGGATCAGGCGCAAATTTAACTTCTTTGCCAGCAGGACAGCTTTCAGGAACTATTCCTAGTGGAGTTTTAGGCAATTCAACTCTTTATATTGGCACAACTGCCGTAGTTTTGAACGCAGCAAGCGGATCAATTACTTCTTTAGCGGTCAATATTAGCGGTTCTGCTGCAAGTGCAACAACAGCTACAACTGCCACAAATGCAAATAACGTAGCTATTACTGATGACACTTCTACAGCAGCAACTTTTTATCCAACAATCGTAAGTAGTTCTACAGGAAATTTGCCTGTTAAAACTTCTTCCACTAAACTTCAATTTAACCCATCGACAGGAGTTCTAACTTCTACTGGCGGTATGGGTGGAGGAGCTTTCTAGATGGCGCAAACAGGATTTACCCCCCTATTAATATATTCAAGCTCTACAGGAGGCAATGCTCCTACTGCTGGCAATCTATTAAATAACGCCACAGGCTCTGAATTAGCCATCAATATTGCTGATGGCAAGCTTTTCTATAAAGATTCTGGTGGTTCTGTTCAGGTAATAGCCTGGAAAACCACTCCAACAACTGCTGGTGGTACTGGTCTTACTTCATGGACTGCTGGTCAACTTCCTTACTATTCTTCAGGAACAGCTCTAAGCCAATTAAATATTGGAACTAGCGGTTACTTTTTAACTTCTAGTGGATCTGCGCCTCAATGGACTGATCCTACAACTCTTGCTGTTACCAGTATTAGTTTTGGATCTACTGGATTAACACCTTCCACAGCCACAAAAGGTGCTGTAACTGTTGCAGGATTGTTGGCAACTGGATATGGTGGAACAGGATTAACTGGATTTACAGCAGCCAATAATGCCATTTATTCCACTTCATCTTCAGCTTTAACTGCTGGAACTTTACCAGTTGCTGCTGGTGGAACAGGATTAACAAGTCTTACTGCAAACTATATTCCTTATGGCAATGGAACAGGGGCATTTAGTTCTACTTCTGCTTTTACTTATACAAGTACAGGTCTTGGCGTAGGAACATCTGCTACTTCTATTATTGATTGCCGAGTTGACCAAGCTTCAACTACATATTTAACTGTTCAAAATAGATACCATAACAGTACGCTTACACAAAAAGCTGGTTTAAAACTACAGCTTGGTGATATTTCAGAGTCTTTTAAATGGTGTTCTGTAGAAGCATACCCAGCATCCGCTTATGAGTCTGGTGGTGGTATTACATTTAATACATATAACGGCACAACGCCTGCTGAAGTAATGCGTATGTATCCTACTGGCGGTGTTTCTATTGGTAACACTACAGATCCAGGAGCAACTAACTTATCTGTAAACGGCAAATGTATTGTAAGTGGAACAGCAATAACGAATATTGGTGGTTCGTCTTTAAATCATGAAGTCTATGCAAATGGTAATGGTGCTATTGGCGGTTATCAATTAGGTGCTGGTGGTTATGTCTATAACTCATACGCTGTAAGTAATGGTGGTACTTATTACCATGTTTATTTTAGCGATGCAGGAACTTCTCATGGAAGTATTACATCAAATGGTACAACTACTTCTTATAACATTACTTCAGACTATAGATTAAAAGAAAATGTAGCTCCAATGCAAAACGCTTTGGAAACTATTGCAAAATTAAACCCAGTAACTTATAAATGGGTAAATTCTGAATTAACAGGACAAGGTTTTATTGCCCATGAATTACAAGAAGTTGTGCCAGATTGTGTAACTGGAGAAAAAGATGCTGTTGATAAAGACGGAAACCCTGTTTATCAGCAAATGGATTCTTCATTTCTAATTGGTCTTTTAACAAAATCAATTCAAGAATTAAACGAAAAATTTGATGCTTATGTAGCATCTCACCCATAAGGTTAAATTATGACTACACTTATTCCAAAAATTGACTTTAAAAATGGTGGCTCTACTCCTGTAGGTGCAGTCAATAGAACAATTAATCAAAAATTAGAAGAAACAGTTTCTGTTGGTGATTTTGGAGCAGTAGGTGATGGAACTACTGATGATACAACGGCTATTCAAAATGCTTTAAATGCATCATCTGTTCTTAATTTTGTTGCAGGAAAAACATACAAAATAACTTCTGTATTAACAAAAACAGGAGATATTATTATTAATGGTAATAATGCTGTTTTTAATGTTACTGGAGATATTAATGGATTCTCTTTTTCTAGTGGAAATGTAATATTTAATAATATTGTTATTACTAGAAATGGCTCTCCTCAAACTTCTACATTAGCTGCAATAGTAACAACTAATCCAATATCAACTTATTTTTCTAATGTAAATGTTGCATATTTTCATATTGGTTTTAATTTTGCAACAACAACAGCATTAACTTTAGTTCAAGATTGTTCAGCACAACAATGCACTACTGGATTTCAAAATACAAGCACTCCAGGTTCTGCTACTACTACTGTTTTTGATAGATGCTATGCTTTGTCTTGTGGAACTGGTTATTATTTATACAATGTAACAGATGGCGAATTTAGAAATTGTGCTGTAGATATTGGCTCTCTTTCTTATACTGTAACAAATACAAATGCCTTTACATTATCTTCTTGTGGTTCAATAAATTTTTATGTAAGCCATATTGAAGGCAATCCATATGCAGGAAACTTTACTTGTTATTCATTCACAAATACGGATTCTGTAAATATTATTGGTGATGATATTGATATTTATCAAAATTCCAATACGACAACTTTATTTAGTGTTTATAACACTTCTCATGTAAATATTTTAGGTTGTCGTCAAACAACTTATGCAACACAGCCTACTACTATCCGTTATCAAATGATTACAGATAATGTAGCAAATACTAATTATTTATATTCATTTAATAATAAATTTGTTGATACAAATTGCACAATTAGACAAGGAAATTCTGGTTCAGGAAATGTTGGTGTAAGTTGGGTGACAGAAAATAACACCCCTAACAGCACAAATCCTAATGCCTATAAATTAACAGGCACTAATAATGGTGTTGCTACTAATACTTTTGCTCCTGGGGATGGAACTCCTATATGGACAAGTGGTTCAGGAAGTCCTAATGGAGTAGTAACTGCCGTAGTTGGTTCTATGTTTACAAGAACAGATGGTGGAACTTCTACTACTTTATATGTAAAAGAATCAGGCTCTGGAAATACTGGTTGGGTAGCAAAATGAATTATAAATGGTCAATTCTTGATATATCAGCCATTAATGGTTTGATTACTCATGCCAAATACAAAGTAGAACTTTCTGATCAAGATCAGATTGTGGAAACTGAAGGTAACTGGTGGTTTGATAGTCCTTCATTAAAAGTTCCTTTTGAACAAGTTACAGAAGAAATAATGGCTTCTTGGATTGAACAAGAAACTATGAAAGACGGCATAAACCTTATAAAATCTAGGTTAGAAGAACAGTTAAATGAGCTAAATAAGCAAGATTCTGTTGTTGCGCCTTGGTTGCCTCAAGTCTTTACCCCTAATTAGGAGCTATAAATGGCAGTTAACCTTTCCCCTGTTTTTGGAGCTGGCGCACAGCTATTTGATAATAATGGAGTTCCTCTTGCTGGTGGCCTTATATACACTTATGCAGCAGGAACATCTACTCCACAAGCTGCTTATACAAGCGGTTCAGGACTAATTCAACATTCAAATCCTATTGTTTTAGATGCTTCTGGTCGTGTGCCAGGTGGCGAAATTTGGCTTTCAGATGGTGTTTCTTATAAATTTGTAGTTGAAACTTCAGCTTTTGTTTTAATTGGTTCTTATGACAATTTAGTTGGAATTAATTCAAACTTTGTTGCTTTTACTTCTCAAGAAGAAAAACAAACTGCAACTCAAGGTCAAACTGTATTTACTTTAACTACCATTCAATATCAACCTGGAACTAATAATTTATTGGTTTTTGTAAATGGATCTAAACAAATTTTTGGAACAAATTACACAGAAACAAGTTCAACTGTAGTTACTTTTGTAGATGGTTTAAATCTAGGAGATGTGGTTGATTTTACAACTGCAACTCCGATTTCTTCAAATGCTGTAGATTCAGCAAATGTTTATTATAACGAAGGTGGAACAGGAGCAGTAAATAGAAATGTTAAATCTAAATTACAAGAATCAATTTCTGTATTAGATTTTGGGGCAATAGGTGATGGAGTAACAAATAACTATACGGCATTTCAAAATGCTATTGCAGCAATTCCTTCTGTTGGCGGTGTATTGCATATTCCTGCTGGAACATATTATTTAGGAACTTCAGGATTATTAATTTCTCGTTCTAATATCAGCATTGTTGGTGAAGGTATGCCAGCAATTGCAGCCGATGACAGTCATTTAATTGGTGGGACAATACTGCAAGGAAATATAGTCATTGATGGTAACAACATAAACATAAGCAATTTTGGCGTTGATTGTGGAACAACTTTTGTTAATGCTCATTTTAGTGGCAATGGCATAGATGGTTTAGTTGTACATAATGTTGCTCAAACAGGAACTCTTAACACCAATATTAATGTAAACAATGTTGTAGGACTTGCTAAATTAGCCACTTCCATTGCAGACACTTCTGCTGCTGTTCATGCTGTTTTATTGGAAAGTTTGCAATATGTAAATGGTTCTAATATTGTTGGTTGTGGTGGTTGGTTTGGTGTTGTTCTAAAAGTATCTAATGGTAATTTTAGCGGAATATATGGTAAAGATAGCGATACTATTGCAGTCCAATTAAAGTCAGATTCTTATGCTCCTGTATCTGATGTAAACATTTCAAACGTATATGTTACTAATACATTAGCACCAAGAACCTATGAAGGTTTTGCAATTATTTCAGAAGCAACTCAACTACACAACGTAACTGCTTCTAATATTACGATTGATGGTGTTTGGACAGGTGGTAGAATTGATTGTTCTGCAAGCAATCCAGGATATGCTATTGCATTAAGCAATGTTTCTGTAACAAATTCGCAAAGTGGTATTGATGTTAGAGGACCAGCTTATGCAGTAGTAATTGACAATCTTACAGTTTGGGAACCAAGTTCAGGATATGGTTTATCCATTAGTGCAGACCCAGTAGCAGGACAAACTCCTGAAACTGTGACTGTTAGTAATATTCGTGTTGCCGTAACAAGTGCTTCTGCTGGTGGTGTGTTATTTACAGCATCCCCTTCTCCTGCTCATCATGTATTAAATAATATTAATGTGGCTAATGCTGGTGGTGCAATAGCATCAAATTCAACTATTAACATTAATTCCCAAGTAACAATGGGTCAATCTTATGGAACAATTTTAGGTTCTAATAATCCAGCAACATTAGTTAATGGATGGGCTGTTGCTTATTCAGGTCAATCTGTTGGTGTAATTGTAAAAAGCGGCTATACAAATGGTTATGGTCGTATTAAAGCTGCTTCCGCTACTAGTGATACTTTTTTACAATTACAAGATGGTATGGCTCCATATAACTTAGAGTTTTACACAACCATGACAGGGCTTGATGCAACTGGGAAATTGTCTTTGGTTTCTGTTTTTGTTTCTAATACAGGAGCTTGTTCTTTATATCCAAATAGAACAACTTATAGTACATACTCTTGGTTTAACTTAACTGATTTAAGAATCCCTACTGAACTTCCAGCTACAGGCGGTATTTAATATGACTAAGCCATTAGATATTATTAGTAGAGCATTAAAAGATATTGGCGCATTAGAAGCTGGTGAAGTTCCAACGGCTGATGCAGCTCAAGATGCTTTTGATATGCTTAATGACCTGATTGATCAATGGTCAAACGAAGATATGATGGTTTTTAACACCACAGAAATCATATTTCCTTTGATTAGCGGTCAGGTTCAATACACTATTGGCCCTAATCCATCAACTGCAAACTACATTGGAGCTTCTTTTACAGGCTCTATTGCTGGCAATGTTTTGACTGTTACTAGCCTTACAACTGGCGCAGTAGCTCAAGGACAGACATTAAAAGGCACAGGAATTATTGCTGGCACTAAGATTGTTGAATTTATTACTGGTGCTGGCGGTCAAGTTAATGAAGTTGGTACTTATCGATTAAATATTACTTATCCAACTCCAGTAGCTTCTCAACTTATTACTGCTTATTATCAAAAACCATTGTTTATTGATCAAGCTTATGTAAGGGTAAACACTCAGTCTAATGGTCAAGCTGTACCTAATGGCGGTTTAGATTACCAAGTAGCTGTTTTGTCTTTGGATAATTACAATCAAATTGGTTTAAAGACTTTAAATGGCCCTTGGCCTAAAGCCCTTTATTACAATCCTAATGCGGATACTGGTAACGTCTTTGTATGGCCTAATCCAAGCCAAGGTGAGATGCATATGTTCTCATCTACTATTTTTAGCAACTATGAAACCTTGTATGACGATATTGTTCTTCCACAAGGCTATTCAATGGCCCTTAGATGGAATTTGGCTGAACGATTGATGCCTATGTATGGTAAAGCTTCTGCAACGCAAATTGGCATGATTAATGCTTATGCAGCTCAATCTAAATCGACTATTAAACGCAATAATATGCGACCAATAGCTGCTGCTGGTTATCCAGACTCTATGCTTGTTGGCAGAGCAAAAGACGCAGGGTGGATTTTGAGTGGGGGTTTTTTCAGGTAGAGGATTGTTTGACAAGATTGATTCTTTTATGTATAGTGAAATTTCTTACAACAGGAGATTTTTATGTATACAAAAGAAGAAAAGTTGGCAAAACAAAGACATTGGTATCAACTTAGAAAAGCTGGGCTTGGTTCACCAAATTGCGGTAGACCAGCAAACACTCCTGAAGTTCTTTGGAGCAAAATTGATAAGCGTGGTGAAGATGAATGTTGGGAATGGAAAGGCTTTAGGAATCATGATGGATATGGAAGGACTTGGATTAATGACAAAGGCTACTATGCCCATAGAGTCATCTATTCGCTTGTCTATCCAAATACAATCAATCTTAATGCTCCAACTTCTCAAAATGAAACAGGCTTTCTTTTACATACTTGCGATAATCCTTCTTGTTGCAATCCAAAGCATTTATGGGTTGGCACTCATGCTGACAATATGGCTGATAAAGCTGCAAAAGGTCGTAGCCCAGACTTTAGTGGTGGTAAAGGCCCTCGTTGCAAGCTTACAATGGAACAAGCTAGAGAAGCTCGTTTACTTAGGAAAACTGGTATGACTATTCCACAATTAATGGAAAAATTTAATATAAGTCGTGCAAGCATGAAAACCTTGTTGCGTGGTGATTCATACAAGGAAAGCGAGTAATTTATGGATTTTGGCTTTGTTGGCCCTTCCTATGAAGCTCCTTCCATCTATCAAGATGATCAGGAATGTATCAACTTTTACCTAGAAATTGATCCTAATAAAGGTCAAGGTTCTAGGGGTGCAATAGCTTTATATCCAACTCCAGGCATCGTAGAAGTAGCTCAACTGTTTCCAGGCGAAGTAAGGGCAATGCAGCCTTTATATGGAACAGATCCATTCGTTATGATTATGGTTTGCGCTAATCAAGTTTATAAGATTGATTTATCTTACACAGTTACTCAAATTGGAACTTTAAGCACTACTAGCGGAAATTGTCAGATTTCCTACAATAGAGATCCTCAAGACGGCATTTTTGCTTATATTGTAGATGGCCCTAATCGTTATTTTTATGTGCCTTTAACTAATACATTTACGCAATTAGCTTCTACAGATGGCCCTTGGCAAGGTGCTACTTGCGTTGATGTAATCGACAACTATAACATTTACAACGAGCCTGGTACTAATAACTGGGCTGCAACTGATATTTCTTCACCTTATTCGACTAATGCTTATTACGGCACAAAAGATGGTGAGCCTGATCCTATCGTAGCGGTAGTTGCCGATCATAGGCAAGTTTATCTATTTGGCTCGCAAACTACCGAAGTTTGGGTGGATGTCGGCAGTCAGATCTCAGGATTGACTACTTTCCCATTTAGCCGTATTTCAGGCACTATGATGCAACATGGTTGCGCTGCGGTAAATAGCGTATATCAATTTGAAGAACAGCTTATGTTTGTTTCTCAAGATGCTCGTGGTCAAGGAATTATTGGCGCAATTCAAGGCTATACCTTTGTCAGATTATCAAATCATGCCGTTGAGCAGTCTTTGATGAATCAAAAGATTGATGATGCTAGAACCTATACCTATCGTTTAGAAGGCCATGAAATGTATGTGGTCGTTTTCCCTTCTATTGATTTGACTTGGGTTTATGACTTAACCACTAAATCTTGGCATAAATGGCTTTCTTGGGATAATTTAACTGGCTATCATCGTCATCGTTCAAATTGCGGTGCTTTTTTTGGAAACGTCTATTTAGTAGGCGATTACGAAAATGGCAAAATTTATCAGTTAAACAATGAAGTTTATACAGATAATGGCAATACGATTCGTAGATTGCGTAGATGCCCTCATTTAGTTTCAGACCTTCAACGTCAATATTTTGCAGAAATGCAGATCCAATTTCAGCCAGGCGTAGGCTTGCAAACTGGTCAAGGTGATGATCCTCAGTCTATGCTCCGTTGGTCATCTGATGGCGGTTCTACATGGTCTAATGAGCATTGGGTAACTATTGGCAAAGTTGGAAAATACAATAATCGTGCTATTTGGCGCAGATTAGGATGGTCAAGAGATCGAATTTATGAAGTAGCCGTTTCTGATCCAATTAAAGCAGTTATTGTTTCTGCTAACTTAAAGGCTGAAGGTGGGGAAAATTAATGGCTACAGGGCCAATTAATACCAATATTAGGTATCCTCAAAGCCAATTTTTAGATCCTTTAACTCAAAGGCCAGCTAGAGAATGGCTTATTTGGCTTCAAAACCCTAATGTGGTTAGTCAAACAGTAAACTACATCATAATTAATGGTGGTCAGATTAATAATACTCCTATTGGTAATATAACCCCATCTACAGGCGTATTTACTGATTTAACTGCTTTATTAGGAATCGGAGGGGGTCAGTTTTGAATACTCAATTAGTTGAAAAACAAACTCTTCCAGCAGTTCAGCTAAAAGAAAAAGTTGAACGGCTTCAAGAAGCTCTTTTGCAAATGCCTCAAGCTGATGTGAAGTTTTTGCATGATTTTGAACCTGGCAAATATATACGCACAATGATTGCTCCTCCTTGGTCAGTTATTGTTGGAGCTGAACATAAAACCCCTTATAAAGTAATTCTTAAAAAGGGAACAATATCTGTCAATATTGATGATGAAATAAAGACTTTGACAGCTCCTATGGAATTTGATGCTCCAGCAGGAATTAAGCGAGTTGGTCGTGTATTTGATGAAGAACTTATTTGGATTGATATTTACGAAAATCCAGATGATTGTACGGATATAGCAACAATAGAGGATAGGTTATACATTATTCCTGAATGTGGATTAATGTCTAATCGAATTTTAGAACATAAAACTGAACAAAAAGATACCGAAAAGCTTTCTAATGGCATTAAAATGTTATTAGCTAATAATCTCGGTTTTAGTGATTAGGGAGAAGCATTATGGCAGGTGGAATAACAGCAGCAGTAATTGGAGGCGCAGCCGTTTTAGGCGGTGCTTATATGAGTTCGCAAGGACAGCAAAATGCTGCACAAACTCAAGCTAATGCTGCAACGCAAAATCAAGGAGCTTTATTAGCTGCCGGTCAAACTGCTTCTCAGCAATTTACTCCGTATGCAAATTATGGAACAACTCCTTTAAGTAGCCTTACTGCAAATAATCCTTATTTTAATCAACAGTTTACTGCTGCTGATTTGTATTCTAATTTATCTCCCAATTATCAATTTATGAAAAATGAAGGACTAGGGGCTACCAGCGAGAATGTAAACGTAGGGGGTGGTGGTTCTAATGCAAATATGGCTAGAACCAAATTTGCTGAAGATTATGCTTCTAATGCTTATCAAAACGCATTTAATAACTTTCAAACCCAAAGAGGCAATATTGCAGCTATTGATTTAGCTAATACTAATGTAGGTCTTGCTGGTTCTACAGGATCTGCAAATGCTCAACTTGGTACTGCAACCAATATTGCAAATTTAGGAATTGGTTCTGCTAATGCTACTGCTGCTTCTCAAATTGCACAAGGCAATATTTATGGTGGAGCAGCAAATTCATTAGGAAGTATTGGGTATGCTACGGCACTTGGTCAAAATAATGCAAATTCTGGAAGTGCTTTATCTTCTCTTAGTTCTCAAAATTGGAACGCACCTCAAATTGGTGGCGCACCTTCTGGAGGTTATAGCAATATGGGTGGCGGTGGTACTGGTATTGGTGGATTTGTACCAGCTTAATTAAGGAATAAATATGGCAATTGGCACAAGCGGAGTTTCAGTTCCATCATTAGGTCAAAATATTGATGCAAGCATTTATGGTAATCAAAATGCTCCAAAACCTTTGACTATTGCGGATATGCTTGACATTTCAGGCAAAACTTTAGAACTGCAAAAAAAGAAAGCATTATTGCCTTCTGAAATTGAAACTGGTAAAGCAACAGCTAAAAAAGCAACTGCTGAAGCTGATACATCACAATTAGCAAATTATCAAAGTCATTTAACTAATGTTATTCAAGACCAACAAAGATTAATTAATAATCCTGATTTAACGGCACAAGACATTATTGATTCTGTTAAAACTCACGCTAAAAATGCTGGAACTCCTGATAATGTAGTGCAACAAACATTATCTGGCTTACCTGTAGGTGGAAATGAAAAACAATTAAAAGCATGGTTAGCTCAAAATATGGCTCGTTCTTTGACCGCACAAGGTCAATTAGAAGCGCTTTATCCAAAAGTTTCGCAAGTTGATGTTGGAGGAAATATAGTATCAACTGCAACAGGCAATCAATTATTAGCAGCAGAACAGCCTGGAGTTCCTACTGGGCCATATTTACAAAAATCACTTGCTCCACAAGTTGCTACATCTCCTACAGGAGCACCAATGGCTTTTGGAGGTGGCGGTGTTCCACAAGCAGGAAATCTTGAAAATAGACCTGTTTCTGTTCAAGCTGCTCCAGTACAAGGAGGCGGTGCAAATGTTACAAATATGCCATCTAATGTACCAGCAAGAACAACTGCTCCAGCATCTACAGGTGGTGTAACTGCTCAAGCTATGAGTCAACCTAAAGGTTCATCGGCTGTTCCTTACATTGCAGGAGAGCCTTATGATGCGTTTAGAACTCGTGCAGGTGAAGTTTCAAAAATGCTTCCAACGGCTCAAAAAGCATTAAACATTAATGAGCCTGATGCAGTTCCAAATCAAAGATATACCAACGAAAAAATACAAAAATTGTTGGATGACCCAAGCCTTGATATTGGAGCAATTTCTAATGCTATTGCCAATAAAACTGGTGGAATTGGTCTTAATGACAAACAACAAGAAATTATTAAATATCTTGAACAACGTATTCGTTATGAATCTGCAAGGTCTAATCAAGATCAATCTTCTCAAAGGTCTGCTTTTGGCTCATTTGGAACTAATAGAGGGGCATTAAGAGAAATTATTTATAAAGATAATGGCAATTTGATGGGGCAAGAGCTTTATCAAAGAGGATTATTGAATCATGGTGGAGATATTAATAAGCCTAATTTGCAATCTGTAAATCAATTTAACAATGATTATTCAAAAGTTGCTGAACCTAAAGTTGTTCATTTAATTAGCGTTATTGGAGATAAATCTGTTAAAGATTTAACTAAAGCAGATAAACAACATCTAGCTAAAGAATTTTCAGGAATGTCAGATGCTCAAATTCAAGAGTTGATGAACAAACGTCAAAAATTACTTGATTTAGTAGGTAAATAATGGGAATAACAGCTCAAGATTTGTCTGGAATTATTAAAGGTGGCAAAGTTGAAGAGCCTGCGCCTAAAATTTCAAGTCAAGATATTTCTAGTATTTTAAAAAATACTGAACAAGAGGGTATTGATTGGGCTGATGTTCCTATTCAAGCAATTACAAATGTTCCAAAAAGTGCAATAGAATTTGGAAAAAATATTTATGAAACAGTAAGACATCCCATTAGAACTGCTGGCGGTGTAATGGATTTAGCAGCAGGAACTTTGCACAATATTACTCCAAATCATATTGCTGATTGGATTGATAAAGCAGATTGGAATCCTGATGCTAAAGAGAGAGCAGTTCAAACAGCTAATGCTGTAGGCCATTTATATAAAAACAGATATGGCACAAGCGAAGGCTTTAAAGAAGCAATTGCTACAGACCCAGTAGGAGTTGCTAGTGATGTTGCTGCCATTTTGTCTGGTGGCTCATCTTTGGCAAGTAAAACAGGGGTTATTGAAAAAGCTGCAAATTTAGCTGAAAAAGCAGGTGTTCCTGAAAAAGTATTGCAAACAGCAGAAAAAGTTGCTGAAAATGTAAATCCTGTAACAGCTACAGGAAATGTTGTTTCAGCAGTAGGAAAGCCTTTGCTTGGTTCTCTTACTGGAGTTGGTTCAGAAAACATTGCCAATGCAGCAAAAGCTGGTTTCACAGGCGATACTTCATTTGTAAATCAAATGCGTGGTAATGCACCTATAAATGCTCCGTTAGACGCTGCTAGAGCTAATTTAGCAAAAATGCATGAAAACAGAAGCAATGCTTATCGTTCAGGCATGACAGATATAACAGGAGATAAATCTGTCTTAAGTTTTAATGATATTGATTCTGCATTACAAAAAGCTAAAGATTCTATTTCTTTTAAAGGAAAAGCAAAAGATGATATTGCATTGCAAAATATTGATGAATTGTCTAAAGAAATTAATGCCTGGAGAAATTTAAACCCTGCTGAATATCATACACCTGAAGGTTTAGATGCATTAAAACAACGAATTGGAGCAATTACAAATCGTATTCCATACGAGGAAGCTAATTCAAATCGTATTGGCGGAAATATTTATAACGCTGTTAAAGACACTATTTCTGCTCAAGCCCCTAAATATGCTCAAGTAATGAATGATTATCATGAGGCTTCAGACACAATTAAAGAAATTGAAAAAGCTCTTTCTCTGGGAAATAAAGCTTCTGCTGATACTGCAATGCGTAAATTGCAAAGCATTACAAGAAACAATGTAAATACAAATTATGGTCAAAGATTAACTCTTGCTCAACAATTAGAACAAGAAGGTGGTAGACCATTTATTAATGCTTTATCAGGACAAGCTATGAGTTCTCCTGTTGCCAGAGGATTGGCTGGAACTGTTGAAAATGCTTCAACTCTAGCTGGATTAGTAAATCCTGCATTTTGGGCAGCAATTCCATTTCAAACACCTAGATTGGTTGGAGAAGCTTTATATGCTGGTGGTCGTGGCGCAAAAGCACTTTCTAAATTATCTGAAAAAACAGGCATAGGTCAGAAAAAAGCTAATGCTCTTGCTGATATGTTACAAAATATCAATAAAACGCAAGAAGAACAGTAAATTTATTTTTTATATCTAACGTAAAATTAAAAAATATTGGTAAATAAGGATTTATGAAATGTCTTTCGATTTTGATCCAGTTAGATATGGTGTTCTTTGGCAAAAAGTCGAAGATTATGAGCGTAAATTTGATTCAATGGAAAAGAAAATTGATAAGCTAGAAAGCTCTATTGATCGCCTTGTCAGTATTGCCGATAAATCATCAGGTGGTTTATGGCGGTAGAGCTGATCTTGGTAATACTGAAGATGGTGATGGCTGGAAATTTCATGGCAGAGGCGTTATACAGCTTACAGGCCGTTCTAACGTAACTGCTTGTGGAAATGCATTAGGTCAA